CTTAGTAGTTATGACATACCGTCATCTACAATAGGTTAAGTTAGTAAGGATGAGCCTCAAGCCTCACTTCTTATGTACGCTAAGCAACCCTAACAGGAAGCTGAACGCACGACTGTAATTCCATGTTCACGGAGTTTACAGTCTAAGTATTCTACGGTGTCAGACCTTTTGAATACTTTCTGGAGGAATTCTTGTTGAAAAATCCTCCACGATAAGCGCCTTGCCACTAGATTAGTGAAATGCAAGACGACTTTCGTCAAGGGGTCTCCCATAAGGACACCTCTTGTCGTAGTTACTTTCCAGATGGATTTCTGGGAATCAACTTCATCTCCTATCTGGGAATCACCCGAATAGTAGATTTCTCGTGGCTTGTATGCGATGTCGCATACTAAGTTACGAAGTACTCTCGGGATGCCGCATTTGAGCATCCAGGAGTACCCGATTACTTTTGCTATCTTTAGCGAAAGGAAATCGGTGGCTGTTTCATAGTCTGTGGAGACTGCGAAAACATCCTCATACTCGACTTTAATGATTTTAAAGCCGTTGTATTTCCTAGTTGTAGCCGTCTTGGCATCAAATAGGATTTCCTTTAGGAAAGTTTGTTCACTATCCTTAAAGGCGTTCCATGAATGGTTTGCTTTACGCATCCCTCCATGACTGCTGTGAAAACCCTTTTCAAGGGGAATCGCACAGATCTTGTTGACGAAATCGAGGACGATTTTGACACAAGTGACGGCCTTGGTAACTGATCTACACTTACCAGGTTCGTCTACCACTACGAGCATCGCTTTACTGCGTTCCTCGGGTGGCATCATCAGTACTTCTTCTAGAGCTCTCCAGAAAATGTACGTTCCGTCCGAACGGCTATCCTCAAGATATCCGTTTGGCTGTCCGGTTTCAAGGTCAAATGTTCTGGCCTTGACACCTTGCGCTTTGTCTTTGCAGAAGTCCTGCACAGCTTTAAGCGTTCCGTTTTCACGCTGGGAGTATTCCCAGCATGCTGACGTGGTCGCGGAAATCCCAGCTTTAGTGCTGAGACCCGTGAAGATATGGTCAGGTAGCTCTTGAATGAGCTCCCCCATAATCTCTCCAACGATTCTAACCTTGACAGGTGTAACTTCGTCTGGAGTAGTTACTGTAACCAAGAATTTCTCCTTGGCTTGTAACTTTGTCAGAGATGGTGGCTTTCCGGCACACCTCGTCTGGCACAGGACGCTATGAAGAAAAGTTTTCGTCATATAGTCCTCAGTGATATCATACTCCGCATACAGCGGGAGTAGATACCTTCGGGCCCAGCGGGCTTGTTTGTTAAACAAGTCTGCCTTCCCAATAACATCCAGAGATCCTCTCCCTGAATGGTATTTAAATTCGCCTCTTCCCTTTTTGAGAAGATCGAATCTAGTGGTAATATCCCTAAATTCAATAGGAATATGTCCATCGAGGAACTCATCTGAGATTAACTCCCAGATAAGTCCTAAGTTGAATAGATCATACTTCTCGTATGTCCATTCTTCATGAGGGAAGGCACAGAACCTCTGTGCGAATACCCCATCCACGGTCTTGAGCATTTCCAAAAATCTTCTAGACCGAACATCTCTATCAGAGGGCTTTCTTCCCTCGATATAGATCTGATCCCTAAAACTCGCTGTCCAGCGAGGGTCGGGCTCACCCCTGAAGAAAGCATTGATTACTTTCTTTAGGAGTCTGGCCGTTGTAGGTGTTTTCTTGCACCCCTCCGGCTTCAAGAGACTAGGATCTCGATCGATCATCGTCTCTTCTCTACACAATTCGGTAAGCTTGTTGCCCCAATGTGTATGTCTCCATAGGAAATCAGTCTTGACTTCCCATGAGTGGATATCTTGAAACCTTATCTGGTTTTTAGGTACCTTATTCCCAAACTTCTCCCACCGGAAGATGTTTGGGTGCATTGGGTCCTGAAGACGTGTCACGTCTCCGGCCCATATTAAGACCCTAGGTCGGATTTCCATCCCCCTATGGTCGGCAAGGAATCTTCCCGCAACGATGCGGAAAAAGTCCTCATAAGCAACGCGTTTGTGAACCACTTTCGCCTGCTTTGTAACCGGTATAAAACCCGGTTCAGAAGTGGATTGGTCTTCCGACCAATGCTCTTCTCCCATCGACAAAATATGAGATATATTTGCCGCTGGTTGGAATGGTGAGGGAACTTGTGTTTTCTCGCATTCCTGATTTTCGAAGAAGGCATTATTGCCATCACCGAAAATCTCCTCGATACGGAAACCCGCATCGAGGAG